AGTGATAAGAACGGGGAGGGAAACCTCCCCTTTTTTATGGAATTGTGACTCTAGTGTTCTCAGTACGAATTAGAGTCTTGTCAACATATTGAGAAGATTTATCGTAATACATAATTCTTCTCATATCGTTTAGATATTGTTGAAGATAACCTTTCTTTAAAATATAAATTGATCTTTTCTTATTATTTTTAAGAACTTCATATTCATAATTACTGATGCCAACAACAGGATTTAATGTTGCTCTATAATCATTAGGATTTGGAATTGTAAAATTGGAATCAACAACATTACCTGCAGGAAGAATTAAACGATCTTGTGAATCTTTAACTTCTCTAGTCTCATAATGGTGAATTGAGTTTAAGTTTTCTCCATAAATGTCTTCGGCATAATCATAAACATCTCTGTCGGATAGTGGCCATTCGTTTCTTACGTTTACAATTCCTGCAGTTAGAATCACAACCCAATCTAAATCTGCTCTACCATAAAATTCTTCTGCAACAGTGTCTGGACGAGCACCATCAGGAATTTGGTACTTGTTAAAGAGTGTAAAAACATTTTGTAAGTCATCACGAAGTTTGATTCTACGAAATAAATTCTTAGCACGAACATATGAATCAGAAGAATTTCTGTCTGAAAAAGGTGATTGATATTCTAAGTCTGGTAGTTCTCTAAAGTATCCCATTAGTATCCTACTCCAATATCATTCGAATCATCATAATCACTAAAGTAAACTGGATTCAATTCTTGAAATGATAGTGTAAGTTTCATATGAACAGGTGTTGCATCTTCATAAGTTGCATAAGCACCAGATGCAGTATAGTCAACTGCCATATTTGTCAATGCACATGGTTTAAATGAATGTAAGAATGGATGTTTTTTATTCCCACTTTTATATTCTAGTTGAAATACATTTGGAGAATCAATAAACAATCCAGCACCAGCACCACTTGAGGTTCTGGCGGCCATTGATTTTTTAAATGCTCTTATAATATTCTTAACAGATCCTGCTTCTGTTTCATCTCTTGGTGCAAGATTAAATGAAAAATTAAATGATCTCAACGTAACTCCTTTGAATAGGAGTTCCATATTTGGATTAAGAACTTTACCTTCTGATCTGGAAAGAAGACCTTCTGCACTTACATTCGCATTAAGGGAATTGGCTGCCTTTGCTGCAAAATAACTGGTAACTAAATCTTGTCCATTTCCGCTTGTGGCAACATTTTTTATTGCTGATGTAATATCTTTAAATCCTTTTTCAGGATCTCCTGCTATAGCCTGTTGTGCCCCACCAACTAGTCCCGCAGCTAATGGATTTAAACTATCATCACCCCAATCAACCATATTACTATCACTAATTCCTTGTGGCATGGGAAGAAGAATCTGATACAATGAATTCTTTAAATTCAAACTTGGACCTAATGCCTCAGTGGAAGTTCTTTGAATAAGATTTGATGGATTTGTACTTACACCTGGAGGTGCATACTTGACGACAAGAATCTGCAGATAATCATCCGAAGCATTTATTTTTTTTAGTGGATATCTGAGAGTTTCCGCCATTTAGATTTTCTAACTATTTAGACTATGTTGACATCTTTTTCATATATGGTACATCATGAAGATAATCAAATTCTTCACCTCTTTGAACTCTATGAAATGAACTTCCAACTCCTTCCCAAACATAATTTCTATGATCGGGCCAATGAACATTATATCCTTTGAATCCTGATAAACTAATTGATTCAACCATTAATAATGGATGTTGATCATATCGAATTCCTGGTGTTTTTGCTGTATAAACAAATGTGTATATATTTCCTGGTCTTGGATATTTTTCAGTATCATCAAAAACTTCCCGAATAACTGCCATAATTTCATCTGCGGTATCAATTCCTTGCGAAATTCTTTGCATCATCATTTCAACTCTGCTTAATTTTTTAGTTGGCGGAGCAGAGTTTTGATAATCTCTATCAGATTTTATGATCGAGATTAATTTTTCTTTTGTTAATTTGTCATAATTTCCAGTAGATCCTTGCCCAGAATCTGTCTTATAATATATGGTATATTCTTTTGCAATATCAACTAATTCATTTTTAGTATATTGTTCTAATGATTTTTCGTATCCTGTGAGTGCCATTATTTGATACCTAAGTGATCTTCTGTGAGAATTTTAAACTCATATCCTCTATCAGCACACCATTCTTTTGCTACCTTCCACTTTGCCTGATTCTTTGCATACTCAACCACTTCGTAAATATATCCTTTTGTCTTTCTTTTTTGTGGAATTGGTTCTACTGTTTGTTTTTTGGGTTTAATTTCTATGATACATTTTTTAATTTCACCACTACTTTCCCTTACTTTAATATAAAAATCTGGAAAATATCTATGAATCTTATTATCGATGGGAGATCTATATGGCAATGCAATTTCTTCACTTCCCCATTCGAGAATATTTTCATTAAGATCGCAGTACTTCATGAACTTGCGTTCCCACAAAGACCTATAAATAATGTTACTATGATCTCCTCGGTACTTCTGGGGATTAGTTGGTTGATATTTTCCCTTATATGACATACATACAGTACATAAGACCTTAACAGTATTTAGAGTGTCCATAGCACGTCCTCGCAGAATATCAGAAATTAAACCACTTTTTGGTAATCTGGCACAAACCAGTCATTATCAAGTAATTTTTGGGGGATTGCAACCCCCTCTTCAAACTCACTTATCTTTGAGAGGTGTTGATTGGAGATTTGTTGTTGAAGATGCTGGATTGTTGTGCTATTCTGCATCATTGCCAGGTAGTTCTCTTGGAACTGCTGATATTGTTGGTGATGTTACTGGAGTCACTGAGAAGATGGCTCATACTAGAATATTTACTCCAATTGATTTAACATTTTATGTTGATAAAGAATATAAAATGATTAAATTTTTAGAACATTGGATAGAATTTATTGCTAGCGGATCTAGATCAATTTCTATCGATAAGGGATATTTTTTCAGGATGAAGTATCCTGCGGATTATAAGACAGATGCAACTAGAATTTTGAAGTTTGACCGTGATTATAATAATGAGATTGAATATAATTTTGTCGGATTATTTCCAACATCAATGTATTCTCCAACCATAGCATACAATGATTCTCAAGTATTGACCGTAACCGCATCATTTAGTTATGAAAGATATGTTTGCGGTTCTATTAGAAGTTTGGATGTAAGTTACCTAAGAGATAATAATAAGAAACCTCAAAATATAACAGCATCGAATTATGCAGATGCATCCAATAATAATGGTAGACTTGCAACTGGAAGAGATGAATTAATGTGGAGAAATCTTAATCAGGGTACTGGAAGATTGGATGATCCAAGACCTAGAGGAATTGGTGGACCTATTAATAATGTTAATGACATCAATACTGCCAATGCTGGTAGAAGTTCATCTAATCGTTCCAATTCATCAACATCTAAAAACGTTAGTGGATGGTTTACTGTAACATAAATAAAAGCACCTGAATTCTATAGGTTATTATGCCTTTACCAAAAATTGCGACTCCAATTTATGAGTTGGAAATTCCATCATTAAAGAAAGCAATTAGATATCGTCCATTTTTAGTTAAAGAAGAAAAGATCCTCATCATTGCAATGGAGAGTGAGGATAGTAAGCAAATTGCAAATGCAGTTAAGACAGTAATTTCTAACTGTATTTTAAGTAAAGGAATTAAGATTGATGATCTTGCCACGTTTGATATTGAATATTTGTTCTTGAATATTCGTGGTAAGTCGGTTGGTGAGACTGTTGATGTATTAATTACTTGTCCTGATGATGGTGTGACAAAAGTTCCTGTTAGCATCAATCTAGATGAAATTCTGGTACAAGATCAGGAAGGACATTCAAGAGATATTAAGTTGGATGATTCGTTAACTATGAGAATGAAATATCCCTCTATGGCAGAATTCATTAAGAACAATTTCAATAGTGGAGAAGGAATTGGTGTTAATGAGTCTTTTGATTTGATTTGTGCATGTATTGATCAGGTATATTCTGAAGAGGAGTCATGGGTTGGAAGTGAATGCTCTAAGAAAGAACTTTCCGAATTTGTTGAGCAGTTAAGTTCTAAGCAATTTAAAGAAATTGAGAAGTTTTTTGAAACAATGCCTAAACTTTCTCATCTGATTCAAATTAAAAATCCAAATACTGGTGTTGAAAGTGAAGTTGTATTGGAGGGACTTCCATCTTTTTTCGTGTAAGTATGGCGCACAATGATCTTGCGTCATACTTTCGAACTAATTTTTCTTTGATGCAACACCATAAAT